GTGTACGTTTGTTGCAAGAGGTAACTCATTTGAAGCACAAGCTCCTAATCACGACGACCTAGTAATGAATTTAGTATTGTTTTCATGGTTTACAACAACTGATATTTTTCAAGGTATAACAAATATTGATATGAAAAATTTATTATATAAAGAACAATTGCAGGCAATACATGATGATTTATTGCCGTTTGGTCTTATTAATGATGGTCGAAGTACCGTTTCTGATGGAAAGGGTGATGGAGAGGGTAATGTTTGGTTCGAAGTAGAGCACCTTTAAAACTTTATTTATATAAATAATACTGATTGAATATAACCGTATTATGAAAACTTATTAATAACTCAAATTGAGAGGACAAAAAAATGGCATTTCAAGTATCACCAGGCGTCCAAGTCAAGGAAATTGACGCATCGGGCGTAATACCTGCCGTATCAACCAGTATTGGTGGATTCGCAGGCGCTTTTAATTGGGGTCCAGTAGAAGAGGTTGTTACGGTTGGTTCAGAGACAGAATTAGCTAACATCTTCGGTTCACCAGATTCCAGTACGGCAAAATACTTTTTAACTGCAGCATCATTCTTAAAGTATGGTAATGCACTAAAAGTAGTACGAGCAGCATCAGGTCATCTAAACGCGACTGACGGATCTGCACAACTTATTAAAAATTTAGAACACTTTGAGGAATCTTCTATTACTACCGGGCAGTTTCATGCAAGATATCCCGGAAAATTAGGTAATTCACTAAGTGTTTATATAGCTACGAACTCAACTTCCCAGGCTGCTCTCCCGGCCCAAGTAAAAGCCGAATTCGATAGAGACCCCGGCACGTCGGAAACTGCATCTGCATCACCATATACGATTACAGGCGATGAAATGAATATTGCAGTTGTTGATAGCTTAGGTTCATGGACAGGAGTTCCTGGTACTGTTTTAGAAACTTTTCAGTTAGTTTCTCAAGCTATCGATTCTAAAACTCCACAAGGTACATCTAACTATTACAAAGAGGTTATTAACAGAACTTCTAGGTATGTTTATGCGAATCTTGAACCTTCGACGTTAACAGAAATAGGTGACCCAATTAGTGGATTCACAGCAAACGGTTCATATACTACCTCTGACGCCGAAATTGTAGTTGATTTAGTAAATGGAACTGACGATAACGCACCAACTCACGGTGAGATTGGTACTGGATTTGATGCCTTAGCAGATGCTGAAACAGTTGATGTTAACTTGTTGTTTGCATATCCAGACGCCAACAGCCAAAAAAATATTGCAGATAAACTAATTTCCATATGTGAAAGTAGAAAAGATTGTATGGCTTTTATATCGCCTCCGATTGAAGCTTCTGTTGGAGTCGCTAATCCAGCTGCAACAGTAAAGGCTTGGGTTGACGATATTAACTCAACTTCTTATGCTTCTGCTGATTCAAGTGCTGTATACGTTTATGATAAATATAACGACGTTTACAGATGGTTGGGTGCTTCTGGTCTTTGCGCAGGTCTTTGTGCGAACACAGATAACGTTGCTGATGCATGGTTCTCACCTGCAGGAACAACAAGAGGTCAACTATTTGGTGTAACCAAACTAGCATATAATCCTAAGAAAGCTGATAGAGACATGCTTTATAAAGCAAGAGTTAACCCACTCGTTTCTTTCCCTGGACAAGGTACAATGTTATTTGGTGATAAAACACTATTAAGTAAGCCAAGTGCATTTGATAGAATTAACGTAAGGAGATTGTTTATTGTAATTGAAAAAGCAATCGCGACTGCAGCTAAAGGACAACTTTTCGAATTTAATGACGAGTTTACTAGAGCTCAATTTAGAAATCTTCTTGAGCCATTCTTAAGAGATGTAAAAGGAAGACGTGGTGTTACAGACTTTAGAGTCGTATGTGATACTACAAACAACACAGGTCAAGTAATTGACGCTAATAGATTTGTTGCTGATATCTTTATCAAGCCTTCTAGATCTATTAACTTCATCACACTTAACTTTATTGCAACAAGAACCGGAGTCGATTTCTCAGAAGTCGCCGGCGGTTAATTAGGAGAAGAAAATGGCAATTTTAGGCGTAGACGATTTTAAATCTAAGCTCGTTGGAGGTGGTGCACGTTCTAACATGTTCAAAGTAACATGTAACTTCCCATCTTATGCTCAAGGCGATGTTGAATTATCTTCTTTCATGATTAAGGGTGCTCAGTTTCCTTCATCAGTTGTAGCTCCTGTCCCTGTATTATTTAGAGGCAGACAACTACAATTGGCTGGAGACAGAACTTTTGAGCCAGTATCATTAACAGTGATTAATGACACAGGTTTTGAAGTAAGAAATGCATTCGAAAGATGGATGAATGGTATCAGCGAACACAATAACAATACAGGTCAAAGTAATCCTACTGATTATATGGCTGATATTATTGTTGAGCAATTAAACAAGCAAGGTGAAGTAACTAAGACTTACGATATGAGAGGTTGTTTCCCAACAAATCTTTCTACAATTGAGCTTTCATACGACAATGAAAACCAGATTGAAGAATTTACTGTTGAGTTACAGGTTCAATATTGGGAGTCAAATACTACTTCTTAAAAGCGGTATAAATAATATTAGATGAGGGGAGTTGTTCTCCCCTCTGATAATATTGAGGTAAATAAAAAATGGCAGAACTTTTTGGTTTTGAGATCAATAGAAAGGGTCAAAAGCTTCCAGAGCTTCCTTCTTTTGTTCCGGACACAGATGATGATGGTGTTGGCGTCATTAACAGCGGTGGTCACTTTGGCCAGTATGTTGATATTGATGGCGATACTGCAAAAAATGAAGTAGATCTTATATACAAGTATAGAGATATCGCTTCACACCCAGAATGCGACGCGGCCGTAGAAGATATTGTAAATGAAGCAATTGTAGGTGATAATAAATCAGCACCTGTTGAAATTGTTATGGATGAGATGGATGCTTCAACTCAAGTTAAAAAGGCTATGAAGGATGAGTTTGAAAATATTATTTCATTGTTAAAATTTAATAGCTATTCGCACGACATTTTTAGAAAATGGTATGTAGATGGTAGATTACCATATCATATTATAATAGACAATAAGAATCCTAAGAAAGGTATACAAGAGTTACGTTATATCGATCCTACCAAATTAAAGAAGGTGAAAGAGATCGAAGAAAAGACTGACCCTAAGACTGGAGCTAAGATTATAACAAATCAAGAAGAGTTTTTTGTATTTGAAGACAAACAAATGATAGGTAATGAGCAAGGAATTAAAATATTCCCTGAAGCAATTGCTTATTGTACATCTGGTATAATGGACCCAGGTAGGAAAAAAATATTATCTTATCTACATAAAGCATTAAAACCAGTTAACCAATTAAGAATGATGGAAGACTCATTGGTAATCTATAGGATATCAAGAGCTCCAGAACGTAGAATATTCTATATTGATGTCGGTAACTTACCTAAAGGTAAAGCTGAAGAATACCTAAGAGGTATTATGAATCAGTATAGAAACAAGTTAGTATATGATGCTAACACTGGTGATATTAAAGACGATAAAAAACATATGAGTATGTTAGAAGATTTCTTCTTACCACGAAGAGAAGGTGGAAGAGGAACTGAAATCACAACATTACCTGGTGGAGAAAACCTAGGTCAAATAGATGATATAGTATATTTTCAAAAGAAACTATACAAGTCTTTAAATGTACCAGTTAATAGATTAGAACAAGAAGCTCAGTTTAGTCTTGGAAGAACATCCGAGATAACAAGAGATGAAGTCAAGTTTAAGAAGTTTATTGATAGGTTGAGAAAAAGATTCTCTGACTTATTCATGCAATTACTTAAAACACAACTCTTACTTAAAGGTGTTATTACCAAAGAAGATTGGAAAACATGGAAAGAAAGTATTGCTTTTAATTATATAGAAGACAACTACTTTTCAGAGTTAAAACAATCTGAAATGTTAAGAGAAAGATTCGATATGCTAGGTTCTCTCGATGAGTACGTAGG